TCATCTTCCTTCGTTTTTTAAAATGTCTATGTGCGTAAGGAGGGATATTGAAAGGGGAATGTAAGAAAATTTATCAAACCTTGAATGGTCCCCTACCACATTTGACAACGCCCACGCAAGCACAGGATCGCCATTGTGTTCTATCATTTGTCTATTGATCAGCACTTCCGCCGACTTCGCCACGGGGCTGTAACGTTGGTAGGTCTGTGGGAATGGTTCAACCTCTAAGCCGTAGCCTTGTAGCTGTGTGCGTAGATGTGTGGCGTTCCATACATCAAACCCTATCATTTTGATTTCAAACTTTCCTGCATCGTTAAAAATATCATCTCGAATTTTGTCATAGTCGATACAGTCACCTTTTGTCACTCGTAACCAGCCTAAACGCTGCCATTGTTGATAGATAGCCCGATTTTTATTAGCCACGTTCTGCAGTTGATATTCGGGAATGTAGTGCCGTGTAAGTAGCCTTACTTTGTTGTTTTCAGTCGGGAAAATGTAACAAAGGCTGGTAATATCATTCGTAGAAGATAAATCAAGCCCCATATAGCACGCCTTACCGTGTAAACTCTCCTCTTCATAGCTTCGTCCGCACGCTTTCCAGTTGCCTTCGCCTAGCCACGGTGTAGAGCCGTTGCACCACACGTTAAAGCGTTTAGTAAGCATTTCCACCCATTCGGACGGAATACCACGAGCTTTTGTGATGGTGTTCTCAAAATCTTTGTAGGGAATCGATTTGCCTATATTGGGGTTTGCTTTGATCCATTGTGTCGGGTCGTCTACTTCGCTTTCATCGTCCAGTTCGTAAATCAGAATGAAGATACTTTCGTTTTTTTCCGTGCCGTCTAAGATTTGGCAACAGTAATCATAATGCTGTTTACACGCTGAAATGGTGTTACTGCCTGCGGTGGTAATCGCAAATAAAAGCCCTTCCGGTCTCGCACCTTGTCCTAATTCCAGTGCACTATATACGCTGTTATCGGGGTGTAGGTGATATTCATCGACAATCGCAAGGCTTGGGTTTGTGCCTTCAATGGTTGATGATTTACTCGCAAGCGGTCGCATTAAGCTGTTTTTTTGCAGAAATAGCATTTTGTGCTGTTGAATGGTTAATCGCTTGCTTAGTGGTTTGGATAACATCGCCATTTTCTTGGCATCATCGAACACAATGCGGGCTTGATCTCGGCTGACGGCGGCGGTGTAAATGTCTTGTTGTCCTTTTTCCATCACTAAGAACCAATTCGCCAGTATTGCCCCTATGGTAGATTTCGCATTTTTTCGGGCTACCTGCACGTAAGCAGAGCGATATTTTCTTAATCCGCTATCACGATATTTAAAGCCGAGTAGATTCGCAAAGAGAAAGATTTGCCAGTCTGAAAGCTCTATCGGTTGTCCGTATAGGTGTCCTTTAACGTGTGGGCATAATCTAGAAAACTTGATAAATTTCTCTACTGTTTCGCTATCAAAACAGTAGATAGGGTTTGCTAAATCAGCAAAATAGCGATCTACGGCTTGCTTGATACGCTTACACGCCACGATTTCGCCATTTTTAACCGCTAAAGCGTAGTTATTCCATTCACTCATAAGCTATTTACATCGTTAAAATTTCGTTGATTTCGTCTGTTTCTTCGGTGTCTATTGGGTTTTTTCGTCTGCTTACAGGATCAAAACCAAGCAAAGAAGACATTTTAATGATGATTTTTTCCGCTTCGCTTTTTGCAGTAAGTGCGGGGTTGCGTGCTTCTGTGCCTTGGCTGTTTGTAATGCTGAAGCCATGTTCTGCAATATCTTGAACGGCTTTGCGGTAAAGGCTGTAATTCACGCAATAAAGTTCTAGGTTGGTGTAATCTTCGCTAGTAATATCACCACGTTCCGCCAACACTTTAATTTTTAATTTCCATTGCTCTCTAGCAATCTCATCTAAATAACTTGGGGCTTTTGGGGTTTTTGTTGTCATTTGCTATTCTCCTTTAGTTCCCTACTTTTTCGGGAATTAAATCCCTATTATTTCGGGAATGCCTATATTTTCTAAAAAATTGTCGTGCGTAAAAATTGAGTCGGGGGGCGGTTCTTAGCGGTTGGGCTTTTCTTTCAAAAACTCCCCCCACCTGTTCAATTTCTTTATAACTCATTGATTTTAAAGCAAAGCTCAAAATTGAGGAGATGTTTCAGTTATGGTCATATGACCACAACTAAGTAGGTATTCGTATAACACGAATCCCTTACAACACATCATTACGCTGTAATCCGTTGTAGGTGTGGTGCTTTGCCCTATACCTTTTACTTCTTCGCTCCATATCCACGCTTATCTATCACTCTTGTCTTGTAGCTATGGCAATCACGGCATAATGCTTGGTGGTTGCTCATTACCCAAAAGAGCGGATCAGCTTGCCCATTCTGTACGGGCTTGATATGGTCGATTACTGTCGCTGGTGTGTAGCTTCCTTTCGCTAAGCACATCACGCATAAAGGGTTATGCTTTAAGTATTCGGCTCTGTACTTGGTCCATCTATGATCGTAACCACGTTTGCTTGCGGGCAATCTATTATCTTGCTTCTTCTGTTGATGTTCTTCACATCTGCCAGACTTCACACGATTACGACAACCAGGGAAAGAGCAACGCTTTAAAGGTTGCATTGGCATTATGTACCCCTAATAGATTGCGGGTTCTCTGTATGGATTTCATAATGCCTTAATAGCGAATGGGACTTCATACAGTTGAACATCGCTCACGGTTTCACGGTTCGCATATAGATGCCCGATAAACATTAAACAACCAACCTTAATGCCATTCGTAAACTGTACCGTTTCGGCTGTGGTTGATTCTCCCCACGTTTTGCCGATATGGTTCTGTGCTACTTCTAGGGCCGTGTCCGCATATAAGGTTAGTAGTTCATCATCAAGATCGTGCTCTATGCGTAAATGGGCTTTGATTTCATCTAAATCTATTTCAGGTTTAACCATTGTGAGCTTCTCCTTCCTTACACATTAATTGAAGTTCTTTATGTTGCTCTTTGCTGTCGATAACATTTTCAATTTTAAAAATTCGGTTTCCGTACTTAACCCGCATTTTTCTGGTTACTTCAAGATCAGGCTGATAACGCATTCTTATCCGTACAACGGTATCACCCATCTGAAAAACGCCACTGAAATATTCTCGCCCTTGAATAGGCTCGATACTTGCCCGTAGGGTTTTAATATCTTCCCATTCGTTTTTTAAAACAGAGCCATTACGAATAATTTTCCCTTGTTCATTGGGTTTCGGTTTGGCGATTTGCTGCAGTGTGATTACCTTGTCATAAGTGCCAGCCTTAACCATTCTTGCCATCTTCACCGCCTTTTTTAACTTCTACTGTTTGCTTCCACGCTTGACTAAATTCATCACCGCCAACATAAGGAAGTAACCCCTCACGCTTACGGGCTTCATTTGGGCTAAGAATGCCGCATTTGATTGCGGTGTCATAACTCGCAAAGCGTTCTTGCTGATTGGTTCGCAGTAGGTCGCTTGTGTCAAACTCGATTACATAGCGTTTACGGCTTTTACTGGTGAGATCAATCATCAAGGCATCTTTTAACTGCTGTTCAAAATTGACTAAATGCGGTCTTAAGGTTTGCCCCAAAAATGCTCGGCTGGCTTCGCTGAAATTCGCATAACTTGAATGCGAATAGTCCTGTAAGAAAATCGGGCTAATGTTGAAAATGCGGGCAATATCTTCAATAGTGAATTTTCTACTGCCCAACCATTCCGCATCTTGATTACTCATCCCTAGCTGTTTGTAATCCATTCCACCTTCAAGCAGTGGAGTCTTGCCCGCATTCTTCGCACCTTGATAGCGTTTTAAGGCTTCTAAGGCTTTTTGCCCTTTGGTTTGATCTAACCATTCGGATGTTGTGACAATACCGCCCGCCATTAAGCCATTTTTCATTACCGCCGATCCGTGTCGCTGTTGGGCTAACCCTAAACCGACGGCTTCACGACAAACGGTAATAGGTGAACGCCCCATAAAGCCATCATTTGAAGCGTGTCGCAAATGTAAAATTTCATCTTGAAAGTAGTTTTTTACTTTGCCGTTTAGGTCGGTGATTTGGTAAAGATAATCGCCTTTTAGTGTTCGCTGAACATTGACGGAATAGGGTGGGTATGGCGTTAATGTTTCAGGCTGTCCTTTGCTATTCCAACCAATCACCGCATACGCATTACCATTTAAAAGCAAGTGGCGCATCATCACTTCTTTAAGCTGGTATGGGGTTTGGTTACGGTTTGGCATTTCATTAAGCAGATACTCAACACTATGATTTTCTATGCGTTTTCGCCCATCTGCAGTTATTTCAAACAAATAGCAAGGCATAGATGCCACCGCTTGAGCAATCACATTTACCGCATTTAATACAGCGGGCAACGCTTCTGCAGTATGTGGGCTAACAAATTCCCCCGCACCTGTGTTAGTTGCTCCCATTGTTGCCATCACTTCATCAATAGATAAGCTGCGGGTTTCAGGCTCTTGCTTCTTGAAAAATCCGAACATCTACGCCCCCAGTACCGCTAACCATTTACGACGGTTTTCATCTTGCCAATGTGTAAATTTTTCGCCTTTTGCTACCGCTTGAGAACGTTTTAAAATCTCAAGACTTGAATCAGGGTAAGCGGGAATGCTTGTTACAGTCACCTCCACCAGCTCCGCTTGTTGTACGGTTCGCAAATTCGGCTCTACGGAAAAATCCCATTCATTTTTTACTGTTCTGAAGCCGAAAGACATTCCGTTAATATCGCCACGTTCTACGCTAACCAATAAATCACGCCCTAATTGTGTATCGGGTGGAATCAGCTCAAAACGTAACCCCGTTGCATCTTCTTCAAGTGTTAATGTTCCGCTTGATGTTCTGCCTAATAGTTTTGCGTGGTCGTGCTCAAACAACGCCCGCACATCTTTTCCACTTTTTAGGCTGTCTGAAAAAGCATTCGGGGCGAATCGTTCTACATACTCACCCCATAACACTTCGCTTTCTTTATTCCACTGCACCACATAACCCACTAATTTTTTATTTTCGCCATCGGTTGAAAGGGTTGTGGATCTAATTTCTAAATCTTTCATTATTGCCACCATAAAGACAAAAAGGGGCTGTTACGCCCCTGTAATGGATTAAGATACTTTCGCTTCTAACACTTTGATAGCGTTTGAATCTACCACGCCACCGCCAAGATATTTATCCGTGTGGATTTTATAGAATCCTGGTTCTGTGATTGCATCAGGTTTGGTGCGTGTGCCTGTTTCGTGATCGACAATCGTATAGCCACGTTTAAAATCACCCACCGCTAAGAATGGATTTGTACCTTGAGCATTTGGCATTGTTTCCACATAGTAAACAGGTAAACCAAGAAGAGTAGATGGAGCACCCACTTGTAAACCATCACGCCAAATATAATCACCATTGCCATTTTTGAGCTTCTGTAAAGTGCCTGCTGTTTGTGAGTTCATCACCCATACCGCATTTTTACGGTATTTGCTATGCAATGAATAAAGCAGATCGATTAATGCATCTGCATTTAATTTAGATGGAACTACTTCCATTTTTTGCAGTGTACCGAATGGACGGGTCTTATCGTTTGCTGTGGTGCGAGGGTAAGCTAAGAAGCCTTTTGCCTGTTTTGTGCCTGTACCATTGGTTAAATCCGTTTCTTCGGTTTCTGCAAAAGATTCTGTGATTTCATCAGTGAGCCAGCTAAGAATATCTACGCTGCCAAAATCTAAAATTTCTTGCGTGGTTTTTGGATATGCATAGATGTATTGAACGCATTTCTGTTTCAATCTGTGCTTTTTGCTGGCGTAACTCTAATAATTTTTTGAACATAATTATTCATCTCCTAAATTGGATTTGTTTAGTTGTTGAAATTTATACTGAATACGGAAGGTTAAAGCTGAACTTACCCACACATTATTTTCAGTGTCGTATTCATAATCGTAAGACTGATTAAAATCAGCAGTTAGAGAAAAGTTTTTAAAGTCTTTGAATAGAATGGCATCATTAATTTTTTCGTTAATTTCATCTAGCTTTTCTTCCCCTTGATAAAAAGGTAAGTAGGTCAGAATGATTAAATCTGCAGTCCATTCAGAATGCCCAATAGTAACGGGTTCACCTGAAGCATCATTTAAGTACACTGCAACTAAAGGCAATTCGTTATCAGTGTCGATAATCTTCGGTAAACCGTTATGAAAGTAATAAATTTCCTGTAAATGCTCTGTCAGAAAATCAATTACTTCTTTTCTAATTTGATTGTGAATTTTCATAAAAACCCTCTTAATTAAGACGGCTTACAATAAGCCAATATCTTAATATATAGCCTTATAACTCGTTGTAAAGTAAGGGAATTTTTATAGTTAGGATACGAAAAGAAACGGAGGCTAAATTTACAAAACTCTAGGAAAGGTTAATTTTGAGAAAATTTTTAATCACTAGATTTAGTCACTTAGTCACTTAATTATCACTATCTTAGTCACTTCTATTTATTCTTTATTTTTCAATAAGTTAAAAGAAAAAATAAGTGAATAAGTGAATAAGTGACTAAATTTTTAAAAAAATTATTTTTTTATGAAATGGTGATGAATGGGAAAGAAAAAAGCCCAGCGGGTAGGCTAGGCGTTCAAAGTTATAGAGTAGATTTTATAGAGCACCGTTCTACATAATCGCCCCACTGTTGCATCACTTCGATTCGTTGCTCAAAATAATCTGAACGGTTGTAGGCTTTTCTTGTTTGATCTGCGATGATGTGAGATAGACAAGCCTCAATCACATCATAATTAATTAGCTGTTCATTTAAGTATGTGCTGGCAATAGAGCGCAATCCGTGGGCTGTTAATCTGTCTTTATATTTACCGCCAACAAGTAGCTTTATTGCTCTATTGGCTGTCTGTGAACTCATTGATTTATTCGGATTTGTTCCGCTCTGGAAAACAAAACGCTTATAGCCTGTGATACTTTTTATTTTTTCTAGAAGGGTGATCGCTTGACGAGATAATGGAACAGTATGCGAACGTTTGCCGCCTTTCATTTTTTGGGGCTGGAATAGTCCACGTCTTTTTAGCAAAATCAATTTCTTGCCATTCAACAGATACAGCTTCTCTTGGTCTTACCATTGTGAGCAGTTGCCATTTAATCAGAATTTTGACTTGTATCGAGCTATTACTATCATCTAAATCAGATAAAAATTCAGGTAATAATTCAGGGCGTATGGTCGGGTTATTTTCTGCAGTATGCGTTGAGAAATTTGCAGATACATTCACGCATTTATTAAACTCAATCAACCCCATATTTACAGCAAAATTTAGCACTTCATTCAGCAACCTAATAACACGATGCAACGTATCGCCTACACCACGCTCTTTTAGTGGCTCGACGGCTTTTATCACCATTTTAGGGGTAATCTCTGAAACGGCCACATTCCCAATTTTACTAAAAAGATGATTTTCCAATCGGGCCCAATTCTTTTCCATTGTCTTAGGCTGTACTTCTAACGATTTCTTTTCACGCCATTTCTTAGCAACAGCTTCAAATGTGTTTTCTCTTTTTGAGATTTCTTCATCTACGATATTTTGACGATGAACTTTAGGATCGATATTTTTCGCAAGTAAAGCACGCCATTCATCTCTTATCAGTCTTGCTTGGGCTAAAGAAATTTCAGGATAAGCACCAATACCTAGATTTGTTCGCTTGGGTGGAGTAGAGAAAGGTTTATAGTAATTGAAAAGCCAAAATTTTTTGCCATTGGCTTTTACTCGTAAAAATAAACCTTGCCCATCCATAAGACTATAATCCTTATCTTTAGGTTTTGCTTTTTCTACTTCAGTATTAGTTAAAGGTTTGGTAATTCTTGCCAT